CTTTTTACCAGATTTTTTACTATTTTTCTTATCTCTAACTTTACCTTTTGTACCTTTCTTATTACTTTTGCCTTTTCTTCCTTTACCTTTAGATTTAGCCTGTTTTTCAGCTTCTTTTTTTCTTTGCTCCTCTTTTGTCTGTTCAATTGCATTTTGTTCTGCATTTTCCCTTGCTCCGAGCTTCATTGCGTTGATTTCGCAGGTGTAATCTCCAGTAATTTCATGTGTTACCTTGTCTATGACATACTTGCCTTCAAATTTTCCCCAGCTCTCATCAAGTTCAATTATCATTCCAGCCAAATATTTTGGACTTCCGTCAACGTTTAAAGTTATCTGGTATTCCTGCTTCAGATTTTCTTTTAATGTCTTTTTTGCAACTTTTTTAGCTGTACTTTTTCCTTTTGTCTTGACTTTTAAGGTTTTTTCTTTTTTGCCCCTACTCTTTTTGTTATTCGCCTTGTTTTTCAGATTTTCTTTTGATTCTTTTAAAGATTTTCCTTTTTTTCCACCAGTTTTATTATTATTTTCCTTGTTTTTCATATATTGTTTCACCTGTTATTTTTTCTTTGATTTAGCTTTTTTACTCTTATTTTTCTGTCCTTTATTGCTAGATTTCTTATTTTTAGAAATCTTATTGCCTTTTTTTGATGTTTTTTCTTTGCTTCCTGATGACTTGTTATCCGAACTCTCAGTTGTAAGTTGATTACGTTTTTCAAGTTCTTCTTTAGTAATAATTTCTTTTATGACCTTTTTCTTATCAGGGTCATAATATGAAACTTCAACTTTATCATAAATTTCCTTATTTTTCTTTTTCAAGCTGAAACTTCTAATTCTTTCATCTTTAACATTAAAAATTTCAATAGTTTCATTTTTTTCCATTTCCTCGTCATCAAAAATAATTATCTTATCATCTGACACTTTCATATTCAGTCCAGTTTCCTTGACAATTCTATTAATAAAAGCCAAATCTGTTTCTTGATTTTGGTCAAGCCTTTCAAAAAATTCGTTGTCTGCATATATTTCAGCATCCATTTCGTGCTTATTTGCAATCTGTGTAACAAGCTCCTTCAAAGTGATTTTTTCCCAAGCGACACTATTTTTTTGGTCTCTAATATTCTGGTCTAACGGCAAGGCTAGGCATTTTAAATTAAGTTTGTTATTCTCAAAAGTTGGCTCATCCACATAAAACGTTCCCAAATCTAAAAAATTAGTTTCATTTCCTATTTCTTCGTGAATGCCGACAAGTAATTGAGCATTTTCATCAGGATACCACTCTTTCAGCCAGCGATAATCCAAGTTTTCAAGCTCCATTTCCAAGTCATCTATTGCATTTTTAGAATTGTCAGTATAATTCAGAGATGAAATAGAATGGGCTATCTCATCAGAAATATCAACCTTGTTAAAAATTACTACAACTCTTATATTTCTAGCAAAAGCCACTTCTATTCACCTCTCTTCCAAGGCGGCAAACTTTCATTATCTTCAACTTCTTCAGAAATTTCGGGAATAATAATAGGAATATTGGCATCGAAAATAGCAATGTCAATCAATCTTAAATTATTTCTTATAAGGTCATGAAAATATCCTTCGCTTCCATAAACTTTAAAAGCTATCAAGTCCCAAGTATCGCCTGAAACTGTTCTGTACACTTTTACTTTTGCCATTATCCGAATGCCGTCCTTTCCCTTTTATTTATATCTCCTGCTATAACTTTTCTTACAATTCTTTCAACTTCTGATGGATTTCCACCATTTACATTTATAGTGATTGAGTAATTGTTTCCAGCATATGAATTACCGCCTTTCAAATTATTCACTCTGTCTTTCAGATTAGCCACTTTATCTCTCAAGGTGCTTCTAGTTTGAGAATTATTAAGTATTCTCGTACCTTTCGGAAGATTTAAAAGCATTTCACTTTCAGCTAAGAAAGCTGGCTTTCCAGGTATCTGGATTAATTCTGCTCCACGTTCTGCAACTGTTGTTAATCCACCACTCCAGTAGTTAGTTCCTGCTGCATTTTTTCCAAAAAGTCCTCCTATACTTGCTGATATTGGATTGTTTGCAGCAAAATTTTTAATTTGATCCCACTTGTTTTTAAAGTAATTCACTACTCCATCAATAGCCTTTTTCAATCCTCCTGCCATAGTATCAAAAGCACTTTTTATTCCGTTCCATACACCTGTCGCTATAGATTTCATCGTATTCCAAGCACCTGTAAAAAAACCTTGCACTCCGCTTATTCCTGTTTTTATTGCTCCCCATAAAGCCATCGCCTTACTTTTAATAGCATTCCATACAGCTATTGCCACAGCTTTAATCGCATTCCAAATTGCTTTGAAAAACGGTGCGAAAGGTCTAAATATTGCTTTAATTACTGCAACTGCAGCTATAATAGCAACACAAATTGCAGCCCATACAACAATAGCAACAACTTTAATTGCCGTCCAGACTGCCTTGAAAACCGCACCAAGCGTCATTACAATTCCTTTTATTACTGCAACTGCTCCTATAACTATAGTTTTTATAACATTAAATACAACCATCACGACTACCCTTATTGCAGTAAATGCAGCTTTCCAGAATGCAACTGTAATCTGTATCTGTGTTTTCATAACTATCAATGCGGCTATAACTACAGTTTTTATAATTGTACCTATAACAGTCAAAACAGGCTTCAAGGAATCAAACATAGGCTTCATTTTTCCAAGTTCTTTAGTTCCTGATGAAAATAATTGACTAAATCCATTTTTTATAGAATCAAATACTCCTTTAAAATGTGGGGCTATCTGTTTTACTCCATTATTAACTCCATTTCTGAACCAGTTCCATTTTGAATACATTAATACAAACGCAGCTACCGCCGCCGCTCCTGCCGCAACATAAGGATTAGTAAGCATTGGTCCTAGTTTTGCCATCGCTGGTCCTAATTTATTAATAATTGGAAATGCTGTTTTAAGTCCGCCAGTAAAACTTCCAGCTATCTTAAATTTATCAAAGATTAACATTCCTTTCGATATTCCACTAAATAAAGGTGCAAGCCCTTTGGATAATCCACCAATTCCGATTTTAAAAGCGGCTAATGCTGCAACACTTTTTAAAATATTGGTAGTCAATTGCGGATGTTTTTGGATAAATTGAGCAAATTTGGAGATTAATGGACCAAAAGAATCGGCAACTTTTACTAAACTTGGTCCCAAAGCCGCTCCTAAATCTATCCCCATATTTACAATTCTATTTTTTAATTTAGCAAATGATGTTGACATCGCTTTCATTTTTTCAGCATATTCTACGTTAACACTTCCTGCCGTCTTTGCTTTATCGCTGGCATTTTTTATATTCGTTCCAACTTCTTCAATATGTTTCGCCAATTCAGATGCAGATTGAATAGATTCTTTACCAAACAAATCTTTAAGCGTTGCCGCCTGAACATCTTGCGGAAGTTTTTTAATTCTCTGAAAAACGTCAATTAATGTTCCTTCCCCATCTTTTGTCATTCGTTTAGCTACATCTTCTGCATCTAATCCTAATGATTTAAAAGCTGCTGCTTGTTTTTTAGTTGCCGATGTTCCAGCCATCAATCCTAATGATATATTTTTCAATCCAGTTGCCGCAACTTCTGACGGAACTCCAAATGATACCAAACTTGCTCCTAATGCCGCGACTCCTTCTTTAGAAATTCCAGCCATACCTCCAAGCCCAGCTACTCTGCTTGAAATATCAGCTATTTCAGGAGCTGTAACTGCTACAGTATTTGCTAAGTAGTTAATTACGTCTGCATATTCCATTACTCCTTTTTGGTCTAAACCTAATTGCGCTCTAGTTTTTGCCAAGAAATTTCCTGCCGCTTCAGTATTCATATCAAAAGCTACTTTGATTTTAGCTGCGTCTTTTGTATACCGTTCCAATTCCCCAGTATTTATACCCGCTTGAGCTCCTGCTCCTGCAATTTCAAATAATTCTTTTTGAGATAATGGACTATTTTCACTAAAATTTCTCATAGCTTTATAAAATCCTGCTTCCATTTCTTTTGAACTGAAATTAGCGACTTTTTTTAAGTCTGTTTGAGCATTTTCTAAATCAACTGCCAATTTAACAGGAACAGCTAAAGCTCCAGCCATTCCGATACCTTGTGTCAGCTGTCTGTCTCCAAACTCTTTAAGTTTTCCGATATTTTCTTGTCTAGCTTCATATCTGCCTTGAGCAGCTTTTAATTTGTTCATTTTTTCGATTTCTTTTTCAACTTCTTGAACCTTGTTTCTGTAATTAGATAAGCTGGCGCCTTCTGCTTCTATCTTGCTTCTCGCAGCTTCAAATACGTGCTGTTGCCGTTCTTTTTGCTTATTCAGTTTTCCAACATTTTTTTCAGCTTGTTCTATTTCTTTAGCTAGTTGTTTGTTGCTACTTCCAGTTTTTTCATATTCATCTTTCAGTTTTTGCAAATGTTCAGCAGCTTTTTTGTATTCTGAATTAATTTTATTTAATCCGTCACGAGCCTTGTCCATATTTTGAAATGCTCTTTGTGCTTTTTCCATACTTTTTATTTCTTTTTCGAATTCCTTGACTGACTTTGTTGTATTTTTCAAAGCATTCGCAACTTGACTCATTCCATTTATAGCACCAGCAACGGCTGCTCCCAAAACTATATTTAATTCTAAATTTTTAGCCACGTATACCCTCCTTTCGTTTTATGATAACGACAGCAAGGCAAAACAGTGATTAAAATCCACTGTTTTTTTATTCGTTCTCTTCTTCCTGCCTCGCCTTTTCTTCTTCAATCAATTTATTAGCTCTTTTTATCCAATAATCCAGCTCATCAAATGTGCATTTCATAAGCGTTTCATAACTGATATTCATTTTAAAATAGTTAAGTCCGCCTAGTAAATCTGTGATTAAATCAAGAAAGTCATCTATTATTCCTCTACCGTTGGAGCTTCCTCCTCTAGAGTTCCCCAACCTTTTGCTAAAAAATTCTTAGTTTGATTTACTACTTTCAAGAAGTCTTCAGCACCTAAAATTAATAAATGCCCGTATTTAACCCCTGACGCCTTTTCAGCTACTGTTAGTGCCCAAGCGTCATCAAAATCTTTGAAATTTTCAGCATTTGATTTCATTCTAGCTTTATAGTTTTTAGAACATTCCATTAAATCTGCTCCGTTTAAATCCTCCAGCTTTAAATCTATTTCTTTATATTTTTTACTTCCTAATTCATACTCTTTTGTTAATTTTATAATCATTCCTATTCTCCTAAATATGTCCCAATAGTTTTCTAATAATGTTGTTGTAATCTCCGTTTACACTGGCAATCCCGTTCAATACATCTATGTTAATAATTGTTTTACCATTTATTGTTAATTTGTAATAAGTTATACTCATATCAAATGAGCCTTCAAATTTTTTACCATTTTGAACTTTCGGTCCATCAAATTTGGTAATAAATCCTTTCATTGTAGCATCTACTCCAGTCATTTTGGGTGAATGTGTCATTCTATTTAATTCTTGCAACGCTCCAAGGCATTCGACCTGAATAGAATCGCTATTATTAAAGTTCAGCAATGTATCGTTCATGCTGTCCATTTTTATTTTTGCAGACATTTTTTTATAATGTCCAATTAATGGAGCTTCAAATTCTGCCGCCATTCCTAGCTGTTCCGTTGTCACTGTTGCATATTCGACATTTGGTAATTCGACTTCTCCAACACCTTCAAGATTGTTTGATCCATTGATGTACAAATCAGCATCTACAATCGCCAAAGGTAATTTTGTCTTTGCCATTTTTTTATTCCTCCTATTTTCCTAAGCTATTTGCGAACTCCGTTAATGCGTCCACATCATATTTTTTCTTGAATGTTGCCGATTTCATCCCTGGAATTACTCCTAATTTAATAATCCAAGTAATATCGCCGTTCATAACATTAATTGCGTCGTTATCTTCACTTGATAAAGCCGCACTTGCACTTAACAAATCATTTCTAGCTACAATAGCATTTAATCTAATATTCATTGATTTTGTTACTGTTTCAGCTAATTTTTTAGAGAATGTTTTATCCACTTTATCAAAAAGACTTATAACCAGCTCGTTTCCTATATACTTAAACATTCTACGAGTATTTATGAATTTGTCTTTCGGATCTGTTGCCATTGGATTAAGTGCAGTTTCAGTCCCCCAACAACGCCAGCCTTTGAAATTAATAGCTGTTACTACTCCGTTCTTGTTTAAAAAGTTAGCCTGCTGCTCCTTATCTAAAATTATTTCCTCAAGTTTTCCGTTTGTATTTTTCCAATACAAACTGTCACATTTATATGCAAAATTAGACGGCACCTGTGAAGGTGCTCCATTTTTTTCGTTATCCACTGATAATGATAATGCACCATATTGAATAGACTGTATATATTTTTTACCAGCTAATCCCAATGTTCCGTATAACACAATTTGGTCATTTCCGTTAATGTTATTATCATCTTTCCATTTTGGAATTTGGTCATAAGGCTTATCAATCGGTGCATTAATCAACGCAACCGCTTCAAACATATTCCCATTTATGTTTTTAGCTTTTGTTTGCATAATCGCCGCAACTTCACTATCACTTGAAAAATCTGGAATATCAATGAAAGCTGGTAATTCTGAATATTTCAAATAAACTTCGTCTAACAGTTCTAACCCAGCTCTTTTCATTGTTGAAATATCATATCCGCCCAAAGCCTGTGCTTTTGTTACTTTTGACAAGTCAATTTCTTCATATTCAATATCAATTTTAGTTCCATTTGACGGCTTTGCATATATTTCAATCCCTTCATCCGTCCACATTGTTACAGCGTCCGAAATAACTTGGGATGTTGTGTTTTCTTTAACTACTAATGTGTCTATTATTATTTTGTGGTTCGGAATAACAACTTTACCATTTGTTAAACTCAAATCGTTTTGAGTTTTTTTAGCTGTTTTATGTTTTTCGATATCCAGGATATTTACAACATAAAGCGGTGCTACCTTATACAACTCAAAAAACACCTTTATAGCCTGTGAAATTGAAAAATCCAAGTCGTAAGTATCTCCAAAATACTGGATAGCTTCTTTATAAGTTCCTAATCTTACAATCTCGTTCACTCTTCTGTTTTCTTTTTTCACTTTATTCATCGGTGCAGTCCCCACAATAAAATACCCATAATCCAGTACTATCGGTAGTGATATGTCACTCGAAGTCTCAGTTTGATAAGTTCCATGTTTATACCCCATTATTCAGCCTCCTCTCTTATTTGATCCTTGATTTGCTGCGTTACAGTTTCAAGTAATTTTTCATTTTTTAACGCCTCACTAGCTTGATTAATATCCACCAAAGTTCTTTTCAAAAGCGGATATTTTTCAAGTTTTTCTTCAATTGCTTCATTACTGTAATATATAACGCCCTTTGTAAGCCTAATATCTTTAAACTCAAGCGTATCTCCCAAATAAATATATTGCTTTTTATCTCCCATTATTCCTCCTTCAAAATTTCAGGCTCGACAGGATAATCCCAAACTGTAAATGTAATTCTCGAAAATATAAAATCTCCAAACTCATCGCTATATAAATCGCACTTAAATTCTTTGTCTTCCCGTATCGCCCAGCCTCTTTCGTCATAAACTTTAGTCAAAAGTTTACTTCTAATTTCTTCGCCTTTATAAAGATTATCGATATAATCTTCGTTTTTAGTACCAACTATTATTTCAAAAGTAGCATCGCAATCATAACTGTCCATTCCTTCTGTGATTTGCCTTGAACTCAAAGCTCTTAATGTCACACAAGGAAATAACGGCTTTTTCTGTCCTGTATTTTTGTCAATTTCACTGTATTTCCTAACTGGCAACGCCCCTCGGAATATCTGATAATCGGTATCTTTAAATTCCTCACACAAAAAGTCATACAAACTTTTTTCAATAACTTTAATACTCATAAATTACATTGACAAGAGTCTATTCAACTCGTGTTCAAACCTTTCGTTTAATTTTTGAGACATAAATTCATCAAGAACAGGTAACCACGTCGTAGGTCCTAACATTTGTGGAGCAGACGGTCCATATTTTCTTTTAATTGGCAATCGTCCACTTCCTTCTCTTTCAAATGCCCCCAAACGACCATCTTTATACGCTATAAACGTTTTATCATTAAGCATTATCCCATTACCATTCTTTACTGTAGCTGTTACCGATGTTCTGCCTGTTCTTGTACTCGGATTCAATTGGAAATGGTCTAATCCCAAATAACTTCCACTTGAATTAATTTCAGCCATTAGTTTGCCAGGATTAGCCCTTTTCATAGTCAACCCACTTAATAAATCCCCATATTTAACAGTATAAGTCTTAGTTGCATTCCTAACCATACGAGTTTTACTCATAGTTGAAACTCTATTCAAAGCACTCGCCAAAGCTCTTGGAGCTTCTTTCGGAAATTCAACAAACTTATTCTCTATATCGTTAAGAACGCTTTCATCAAATTGAATTGTAAACATCTAAATCAACTCCTAATAATCTGTGTATCTATACAAATCGAGTTCATACATGCCAAAGTTCTCTTTACAGTTTGCAACTATCCATTCTTTATTGTCAAAATCTATCCTCATATTTCCTTCAGGCTTATACTTCAAATATTTTTTGTCAATAAACACCGTAATCCCTTCCTTGTAAAATCCACTTTCTATTGTTAATTTCCCACTAATTTCCTTTTCTTGAAAACTGTCCTCATCTGTCACGCAAATAACATCAATACCATTCAAATTATGTGTTTCTCCAAACTCTTCTGGATTTAAAAATGTATTTTGTATATCGTTTTCTAAAATATCTTTAAAATTCATGT